ATTTTCGTTTGCCACTGTGTTTCCAGAGCAGATGGCTTTGAATGCGGCAAGAGAAGATAGAACAATTACAGATAGCGTCCTTGCCTTGACTCTTGCCACAACAATTGGCGGTGCGGCAAATACTGTGTTTGGGCCTACAGTCGCAAAGTCAATTAGCAAAAGATCTGCCGCAAAGACTGCCGCATATGAAGCAAGGGAAACAGAGGGCGTGTACGAATCTATGGGTGCCGCCGCAAATCCCACAAGGGCAAGGGAAACTGCATATGCAACAATTGAGCGTGATGCCGCAAAGGAAACAGGTGTAAAGCTAGAAAAGCTTGGCTTTAATCCTGTGTTCAGAATGCTCAAAAGCAATAACCCTATTGTCAGGGGCCTTGCCGCAGAGATGGTTGATATGGGCGGCATTATGACAAAGCGGGTTGATGAAGAGCTTGCTATGTCGCAATCAGTAGAGACCACGTTTAGAACACGTTATCTGTCGGAGCTCCTTGATGCTGTTAGAGCCTCTGATGAAGCATATCTTTCCTACAGGGGGAAGGTTGCAAGTGACAGCGATATTGTAAGATCGTTTCAGATTATTGGGTCACAGATAAAAGATAAGTTCAAATCCAATAAACAATATATGTCCGAAGTTGATTTTCGTGTTCGCATTGGAAAGGCAATGCGCCGTGGTGATGTTGATGAAGTTGGCGATGCGGCTTCTCCATTTGTTAGCCAAGCGGCTAGTAAGGCAAGGCGTCACTTTGAGTTTATTAAGAAGCAAGCTGAAGATGTTCGTTTGTTTGAAGCGGAGATTCAGAAGGCTCTTGATAAAGCCAAAGCCTCTGGTGATACAGCTATGATTAAAAACCTCACCCGTCAGCTAGAGAAGGTTAGAAGTGAGGGCGTGTCTGTTAATACTGCTGTTAGTTATCTTCCCAGGATATACAGGATCGACAGGATTATGCGTGATCCTCAAAGATTTGTTGGCATCATTAGGTCTTGGGCTGTTTCTACAAAAGGCATGACAAACCAAGAAGCCCAAAAGTTTGCTGATGAGGTATTTGATTCTGTAACACGATCACGTCCTTATATTGGGCTTGAAGCCAATGATCTTGATGAGCTTATGAGCCCAGCAAGCGTAAAGGCAAGGACTCTTGAAATACCAGACGAACTTATTGAAGAGTTTCTTGAAAGCGATATTGAGGTTCTTCTCAGACACCATACACGCACAATGGGTATGGATATTGAGATTGCCAGACGCTTTGGTAGTATTGATATGAAGAATGTCATTGATGATGTTGTTGATGAGTACGGACGCTTAATAGACGAGACCACTGACCTAGAAAAGAAACAGGCTCTGAGGAAAGGTCTTGAGGATGATCTTCGTGACATTCGTGGTTTGCGTGACAGACTGCGTGGCACATATGGCGCATCTAAAGACCCTCATGCAATGTCTAGCCGTTTTGTCAGAACAATGAAGTCATTTAATGTTCTTGTTGGGATGGGCGGTGCGATGGTTTCGTCCATTCCTGATGTTGCAAGGGTTGTAATGGTTGAGGGTTTTGAAGCGGCTTATGGGAAGGGACTAAAGATACATTTTGCAAAGCAGTCAAAGGCAATTAATAAATTGTCTAAGAGCGAGTTAAGGAAGTCTGCTGTAGCGGCTGATGCAGTTCTTGGCCTTCGGGCTCATGCCTTTGCTGACCTTGGTGATGTCTTTGGAAATAGGTTTGCTGTTGAGCGTGTGCTAAATGCCAGCACAGGAGCTATGTTTGTTCTCAACGGCCTAAACATATGGAACCAAGCTCTTAAAGAATTTGCTGGAAATGTGACAATGCTTCGCATGACTGAAGCAATAATGAAGCCTTGGAATAAGCTAAGCAAAGCAGACAAGGAAAAGCTTCTAAAGAATGGCATTGGTCAGCAAGAACACATGCGTATGGCTCAGCAAATCAAAAACCACGGTGAGCAGATTGATGGCGAGTGGATGCCAAACACAGAAGCTTGGCAAGACCCAACAATGCGTTTGTCTTTTAGGAACGCTTTGAACCAGAACGTAGAGAGAATCATTATTACTCCGGGTGCTGGAGACAGAGCTTTGTGGACGTCTACAGAGTTTGGATCTTTGATAACTCAGTTTAAGTCTTACGGTCAGGCGGCGACTGTCAGAATGTTGGCTTCTGGCCTTCAGGAAAGAGACGGAGCCTTTTGGCAAGGTGCATTCTTGCTTGTCGGTCTAGGGGCAATGGTAAATGAGATGAAGAGAGCCCAATATGGACTAGACAGAAAGGAAACTTTTGATGAGAAGCTTATCAATGCCATAGACAGAAGCGGTATTACAGGCTTCTTTATGGATGTTAATAATGCTGTCGAAAAGCTAAGTAACAACAGGCTGGGCCTAAGACCCGCCGCTGTTGATGAGAGAAGGTTCCAGATGCCTACAGGAGCAAAGCTAAGCGCAACTTTGGGGCCGACTGCTGGGAATATAGCAAATGCCGCATCTATTATGACAGACGTTATAACAGGTCAAGCAGATCAAAAAACAGCAGACAGTTTAAGGTTCCTGACGCCGTTTGGGAACCATCCTGTCGCTGATCCATTTTTTGATTGGGCATACGGAAAGTAAAGTGAATTTACCTCAATAAGCCAATAGGGGATAACGAGTTATGGCTACGATACAAATTGCAGATAATGACGCTAGAGTTCAGTATACACAGGCTGTTACAGCCAATACGACTCAGCTAACGATTGATTTCCCCTTCTTCGATCTCGATGACATAAATGTCATTGTGACGACAGCGGCTGGGGTAGATACGGTGCTGTCCAGAGGAACTGGAACAGGAACTTTCGCTGTTACAGGAACATCAGTAGAAGATGGGTACTCAGGCGGTTATGTAACTCTTGGGGATACATATTCTGCTGGCACAGATACCTTTACAATATTCCGTGATATTCCAATCACGAGAACAACAGATTTTCCTACATCTGGACCATTTAACGTAGCATCCCTCAACACTGAGCTTGATAAGCTTACAGCTATTGCTCAACAAAACGAAACATCTGTTTCAAGAACACTTCAGCTTTCAGACTCTGACACAACAGTAGATCTAAAGCTTCCAAACTTGGATACAAGAAAAGGGACAACTCTTGCGTTTAACGCAACGACAGGTGTTCCTGAAGCTGGCCCAACAATCTCTGATGTTCAAACTGTATCTAACGCATCTGCTGATATTGCTACGCTTGCTGACATTGAAGACGGAACTGTAGCTACAAATGCTATCTCAACAGTGGCGGGGATTAGCTCTGATGTGACTACCGTTTCTGGCATATCAGCGAATGTCACGACTGTTTCTGGAATCTCTTCTGACGTTACTGCTGTAGCCGCAGACGCTACTGACATCGGAGTTGTTTCATCAAATATCTCAAGCGTAAATACTGTAGCTACAAATATTAGTGATGTTATTGCTGTAGCCAATGACCTTAATGAGGCAATCTCTGAAGTAGAGACAGTAGCCAATGATCTTAATGAAGCTGTGTCTGAGATTGACACTGTTGCGGCGTCTATCGCCAATGTCGATACAGTTGGAACGAACATAGCCAACGTCAACACCGTGGCTGGCATTGATAGCAACGTCACAACGGTTGCTGGTATTAGCGCAAACGTCACAACCGTGGCTGGGATTTCTGGCAACGTAACTACGGTTGCTGGCATCAGCGGCGATGTAACTACGGTTGCGGCTGATGGCACTGACATTGGGACAGTAGCAACCAACATTGCAAATGTTAACACTGTTGCTGGCATCTCAAGTGATGTGACAACCGTTGCTGGAAATAACTCTAATGTTACAACTGTTGCCTCCAACATTGCTGACGTTAACACTGTGGCGGGAAGCATTGCTGACGTAAATACTTTTGCGGTTCGCTATCGCATTTCAGCTACAGCCCCTACTACCAGCCTTGATGAAGGGGATCTGTATTTTAATACGACTGACAATCAACTGTATGTTTACAATGGTTCTGCTTGGCAAGCGGCGTCACCTGACATTGTAGGCGACACCACGCCACAGCTAGGCGGCAACCTCGACACCAACGGAAACGACATCAATTTCGGCGACAACGACAAGGCCGTGTTTGGTGCTGGGTCTGACCTTGAGATTTATCACGATTCCGCAACTGGCAATAGCATTATAAATGAAGGTAATGTTTCTGGTGACTTGGTGATTCAGGCAAACAACCTAACGCTAAAAAGAGCATCCG